CAGCCAGCGGGCGTGCGCCGGGTTCAGCACTGGCCCGCCGCGTACCATCCGCGCAGCGTACGGTGTGGGTGCGGCCGTTCCACGGTGGTAGACCATGCGGACCTGCAGCGCGAGCGAGCCCGCGCCGCGCGCGGCCCGGCTGTAGCTCGGCAGGCCCGTCGCATCGAATACGACCGGCGTCAGCCAGCCCTTGAGCCTGCGATGCTTCGGACGTGTAGCCTTGGCCGTCGCGGTCGGCGACCCAGTAGAGCCGCTGCCGGATGTGCGGCGCACCGACGCCCGCAGCGCACAGATCGGCGGCCCCGACACCATAGCCCACTCCCTCCAGGTCAGTGCGTACTCCGGCGAGCCATTGGCGTCCAAGTGCGCTTGCAACCTGTTCGCCAAACACCGTTGGAGGACGCCGCTCCGCGATGAGCCGGTGAAAGACTGGCCAGAGGTGGCGCGGGTCGTCGAAGCCGTGCCGGTTCCCCGCCGTACTGAACGGCTGGCACGGACAGCTGCCGGTCCAGACCGGCCGGTCGGTCGGCCATCCGGCGAGTTGCAGGGCGTAGGGCCAGCCGCCGATGCCGGCGAAGAAGTGACATTGCGTGTAGCCCTTGAGTTCGTCGGCTCGTACATCCGTAATGCTCCGCGTATCGATATCGCCATGGGGAATCTGTCCCGCATCCATCAGCTGGCGCAGCCAGGCCGCGCAGAACGGATCGGTGTCGTTGTAGTAGATGCTCATTTCGCCACCCGCCGCGCGATCAGGCGAAGCAGATGCGCGAGGTCGCCGCGATGGATCAGCAGCAACACCGCCAGCGCCACTGCGGCCAACGCTTCGAGCGGTCCCGGTGGCGGACGCAGACCGACAGCGATCCGGATCGCCATCGCGGCCGCACCGGCGATCATGAGCCAGCTGGCCCAGGCGAGACTCGGCCGGTGACGCGAGTGGCCGCGACGAAAGGTCAGCAGGCGCACGACGATCACGGTGCAGGCTGCAAAGGTCAGCCAGGACCACGGGAAGAGTTCCAGGGGCATCATCAGGTTCCTCGTTTGAACAGGCTGGTCAGATCGAACGCCTTCAGGCGCTCGACCAGTTGAGTCGTGACGGTGACGACGCTCGCGCCGGCGAGAAACGCAGCGACGCCGGTGCTGTGCAGCGGAACGTGATCCAGCAATTCGGGCGCGGCCACGTAGCCGGCGCCGGCACTGATCGCCAGATAGACGGCGCGGCGAATCAGCGGCAGATCGCGTGCGCCGGTGACGAACAGTGCGCCACCGGCGATGGCGCCGACCAGCGCATTGCCATCGATGCCGGGCAGAAGGGTGGCGGCGGTCGCCGTCGCGACGGCGGCGGCAAGAGTGGTGCTGGCAGGTTCGGCCATCGGTCTCTCAGTCCCAGAGTTGGAGAAGGGTTAAAACGGCCGGCGTCACGCTGGCTCGCTCGGGCAGCACGATCACCATGCCGACCGGCAGGAACGGGCCGCAGGCGGCAAGGCCGCGATTGAGTGCATAGACCGCCTCGACCACGCCGCGCGTCGCGCCGAGCGCACGCCAGCAGATCGCATCGACGGTGTCGTGCTGGCGGGCGATGACCGTCGCCATCAGATCAGTGCCACCACGTTGCGCGGGCGGCCGAGCAGATCGGCAATCGCCCATTGCGCATTGCGCCGAAAATCGTCCGCCGCGATGCTCTCGACGTCCGCGCGATAGTCACCGGCGCGAGTCGTATCCCAATCGCGATACTTCTCGGCCAGGTCGGCCTGGACGGTGCTGGCAATCGCGCGCAGGTAGCGGTGCACGATCGCACTCGCGCCGGCCACGGTGTCGCCCACATCGGCGGCGGACGTCCAGCCCTGACCGACCCAGCGCGCTTTCGCGATCGCGAGCTGCGCATTGACGTCGAGCATCGCCTCGATGGTGGCGGCGCGCAGGCGGGCCGGCGTGACGTTGCCGGTCAACCGCGTGGCGGCGCGCAGGGCGTCCAGCGCGATATCCGGCCAGAACCCATCGTTCGCGAGCGGGGCGCCATCGTCAGGTGTGCCGATCGTTGCGGCCGTGCCGCCATTGGCGATCAGCGCGCCCATGCCGTGTTCATTCCATCGGGTTTCATCAAAGCGGTCTCAAACAAACAGGACGTACCCAGCGAAAAAATCCAGCGGTGGACGGCGGGTGCACGATGACCCCGAGGGGTTCGATTCCCCGCCGTGCCGCTGGGCGCCGGGGGGAGGCTCAGGGGTCACCTTTCGATGACGAGGTGGTGCTTGTCCCTTTCTCGGGACGCAGCTGGCGTTCCAACTGCTCGATCTCTTTTTTCGCGCCAACCTTGTCGTACAGCTCGACGGCACGACGCAGATACGTGAGGGCTTCGGCGGGCGCGTCCGCTTTGAGCAGACGGCCGGTGGCGAACAGCAATTTCGCGCGGACCTGGTCCGGCATGTCGTGGCCGGCCGTCAGTGCCTCGACGCTGCGCAGGACGTCCACATCAAAGGGCTTTTTGGCGTCATAGGCGCGCAGCGCCTGCTCGGCCGGTTCCTCGGCGATCAGCGTCGCCGGGGTGCGCTGGAAGCGATCCGGTAGCGACAGCCCATGCGCGAGCACATAGCGCGCGATGACCAGCGCACCGGCGAAGTCGCCCGCGTCCAGTCGCCAGCACATCACATAGCCGAGCACGTCATCGGGCGCGCCGCTGCCGGTCGCCAGTACGCTCTCGACATAGTCGACGTACTCGGGCAACACCTCGGCCTTGACCGCGATCTTGCGTTCGACCGACTGCACCAATTTGAGCCGGCGCCGGTCGGTATCGAGCTTGGCGCGGATCAGGGCCTGCGCCTGCGCCGCGCCGCGATCGAGCACCACGCCGGCCGCGGTCAGCGCGGAGGCCCGCGCCGTCAGCACGCGCTGCTGGTGGCGCTGGGCCGGGGAGGTCATCGGCTCACGCATGCGTGCCGGTCCAGTCGCCGAGCTGGATGTTCTCGATCAGCACCGCGAGGCCGTTGTCCTCGACCACGTACGCATCGTTGCTCGATTCGTAGTTCGCAATGCGATCGCGCTTGGGCTCGTCGATCAGCGCGCGGCGGCGGGCGCCTTCCTGATAATAAATGGACAGGTTATCGGGCCGGGTAATCAGCAGCGCGTTCGGCGGGAAGGAGGGTGCGACCAGGCCGGGCAAGCCGCCGATGGCTTTCTGGCTCACCAACAATTGCGAGGCCAGCTCGTCGGTGGCGCGCTGGTCGCGATTGATCACCGGGAAATACTTGTCGTGCATCAGCGCGCGGCCGACATGCGCGCGCAGCCCGCCATCCTCCTGATACCAGGGATCGAGCAGGGTGATCGCGTCATAGACCAGCGCGTCGAGGTTGGCGTAGTCGCCACCGGGACCCACGCGGACCTTGCCCGAGGCGGCGACGACTTCGTGCATCACGCGCTCGGGCGCTTCCTCGCGCAGATGCTGCAACCAGCCCTTGTTGAGGTCCTGCAGCAGCGGGAAGGCCGCGAGGTCACTGTCGGCGGCGACGTGCGTGCCGTTCCAGCCAATCATCAACCGGTCCAGCGCCTGCCGCTGCACGATCGCATCGCGCAGCATGGTCTGGAAGTTCGGGAACTTGGCCCAGGCATCGAGCTTGCCGTAACCGATCGCGGTGTCGCTGTTGGTTTTCTCGCAGACATAGCCGCGCTCGCCGAGTTTGGAGACGTCGCGCGGGCTGCGCTCTTTGTTGGTGGTGTCGGTGCGGCTGGCGATGGGACCGGACACGCCGAGTTTCAGTTTGGCGCCGGATTTCTCCACGACGCCCACCACATTGATTTGGCGCAGGTAGGCGCTGGATTCCTGCATCGCCTGTTCCAGCTTCTGCTGGATAGTCGGCTGCACGTCGAACTGTTCGATGGCGCTCGGCACGCCGTTGAGGTGGGCGACCTGAGTCAGGAAGGCGTTATAGGCCAGGCGGGTATCGGTACGCATCGGGAGTCTCGAAAGGGGGAAAGGTCGGGCGGCGCAGATCGCGAGGCGTTAGAACGTGGTCAGTACCCGGCCGTCGCCCTGCGCGGTCGGGCGGGTCGTGCCCGGCGCCGCGGTGCGGTCGAGCAGTTGTTCGAGCCGGGCCAGTCGTTGGGTCAGGTCATCGACGCCACGTCGATGCGCGCGAATGTCCTGATCGACCTGCTGCAGCTGCTCGGCGGTGCGCGTGCTTTGCGCCTGTCCGTGTTCGGCCACTTCGTGCAGGGCTTCGGCCAGATCGGCAAACCGGGCGTCATCGCTGGCGGCCTTCTTGGCGAAGCGCTGACGCACGCGTTCCAGCACGCCAGGCGCATCCGTGGCGTCGATGAATTCGATGGCGGTTTCGGTGGCGACGCTGAAGGCGTTGTCGGCGTGCTGCTTGCGCGCGGTCAGCGGACTCTCGGCCGGGTTTGCGGCGGTGAAGGCGAGCATCTCCGTGCCGAGGCTGGCCGGCGTATCCGTGACCGCAAGGCCGACGAGATACGCCTTGCCGGTGCCGGCGAACTTGGGGTTGACCTCGATACTGGAAAACACCTTCTGCATGCCACGCGTGAGCCGCACCAGATCGTCGGTCGGCGTAATCGCCACGAACAGTTCCAGCTTGCCGCTGGCGTTCTCGATGGCCTGGGCGCGATCGACCACGCCGTAGTTCTTGAACGGCGAATCGGGCAGGGCGCTGCGGATGTGTTCGATGTTGACCGTAGCGCGATAGACGGCCGGGTCGTAGCTCTCGGCCATCTGCTGAATCCATGCGCGGTCGATCACGCGGCCATCGGCGGTGGCGCCTTCGGTGGCGACGCGGAACGTTTTGGATTTCTTGACGGCCATGAACTGCCTTGGGGCGATGAGGTGCCGCCAGCATTGCGAGGCGAGCTACTGAGCGGCAACGCGAGGCGGTTCTGTGCAGGCCGTGGCAGAACGCGGCGCGCGCGAGTTGCCGGAAGGCGCTCCCTACGCTTGCTGCATGCCGAATCCCGCCGATGCCCTCGACCCGCGCCGCCTTGCGCGCGACCTGTATTTCCAGGGCTGGTCGATCACCGCGATTGCCGAAAAGCTGGGCGCCGCGCGCTCCACCGTCGAGGCGTGGAAGCAGCGCGGCGGCTGGGCGTCGATGGCGCCGATCGACCGCGTCGATCACACGCTGGAAGCGCGCATGTGCCAGCTGGTGCTCAAGGACGAAAAGAGCGGCGCGGACTACAAGGAAATCGATTTACTCGGCCGGCAGCTCGAACGCCTCGCGCGCATTCGCCGCTACGAGGCGCCGGGCGGTCACGAGGGCCATCTCAATCCGGCGGTGGCGAACCGCAACCGTGGGCCGCGAAAGAAAACGGCGCGCAACGACTTCAGCCCGGAGCAGGCGCAGCGATTGCGCGACGCCTTCCGCGATTCGCTGTTCGGCTACCAGCGCGGCTGGCACACCGCCGGCCTGACCGAGCGCATCCGCAATATCCTCAAATCGCGACAGATCGGCGCGACGTGGTATTTCGCCCGCGAAGCCCTGATCGATGCGATCGACACCGACCGCAATCAGATCTTCCTGTCGGCCAGTCGCGCGCAGGCGGATGTTTTCCGGCAGTACCTGACGCAGTTCGCGAAGGATGCCGCTGATATCGAGCTGCGCGGCGATCCGCTGATCCTGCCGAGCGACGCCACGCTGTATTTCCTCGGCACCAATGCGCGCACCGCGCAGAGCTATCACGGCAACCTGTATTTCGATGAGTATTTCTGGGTCCATAGCTTCCAGACGCTGCGCAAGGTGGCGTCGGGCATGGCGATCCATAAGCGGTGGCGGCAGACCTACTTTTCGACGCCCTCGGCGCTAAGCCACGACGCCTACCCGTTCTGGTCGGGCGCGCTGTACAACAAGGGGCGCGCCAAAGCCGACCGGATCGAGCTGGATATCTCGCACGCGGCGCTGGCCGGCGGGCTGCGCTGCATGGACGGGCAGTGGCGCCAGATCGTCACGGTGCTGGATGCCCTCGCGGGCGGCTGCGACCTGTTCGACCTGGAACAGCTGCGGCTCGAATACAGCGAGGACGAGTTCCGCCAGTTGCTGCTGTGCGAATTCATCGATGACGGCGCGTCGGTGTTTCCATTCACGCTGATCCGGCGTTGTCTGGTCGATAGCTGGGACGTGTGGGACGACGTGCGCTTCGACGCGCCGCGCCCGATCGGCAACGCGCCGGTGGCGATCGGCTTTGATCCGTCCAAGGGAACGCAGGGCGGCGATCCATCCGGCTGCACCGTGCTGGCGCTGCCGCAGGCCGGGCGCGACGGTTTCCGCATCCTCGAAAAGCACCAGTGGCCGGGGCAGGACTTCGATGCCCAGGCGACCTCGATCCGGGCGCTGTGCGACCGCTTCAACGTGGTGCATATCGGCATCGACGTCACCGGCATGGGAACCGGCGTGTATCAGCTGGTCCGGCAGTTCTTTCCGGCCGCGACACCGATCACCTATTCGCCCGAGGTGAAGGGCCGGATGGTCCTGAAAACCCATGACGTCATGTCCAAGGGGCGGCTGGAATTCGACGCCGGCTGGACCGACCTCGCCGCCGCCTTCATGGCGATCCGCAAGACCGTCACCGCCAGCGGTCGCCACATCACCTACGACGCCAGCCGATCCGCCGAGGTCGGCCTTGCCGACCTCGCATGGGGGGTTATGCACGCCCTCTTGGTCGTGCCGCTGGAGGGCCGCGCGGCCCACGACCGAAACATCCTGGAGTTTTATTGATGCGTCCACGTAAACGACGACCGGCCAAGCCGACGACCGAAACGCCGATCCCTACGGGTTGCATGGAAGCCTTC